CTGGCAGGTTGAGTCTGTGCATCTGCTTGTCCGATAACTCTTGTGTAGCATGAAGGTCAGCAGATAGATACTCACACAACTCATTGTAAGGTATCTCACGTGTGGTGTATCCTTTGGCAAAGTATTCCTTCAATGTGTCTTGCTTCTTTGTGTCCAACTCATAGCGTTCTGCACAAGCCTCAAGAGACAATGGCTCTTTGATACCACGCTGTAGTACATACTCAGCAAGCATAGTGTCAAAGACAGGGCCATCATACTTGAAGCCTGACTCCCATAACCACAACAGGTCATGCGCTGCATTGTGCATGATAAGCACAGTTGCATTATCCAAGAACCACTGAACCCTTTCATGGTAATCGTGCTGACTCTCATGCTCAGAGTGGTCAAATGGAAAGTGCGCTTCGTAGTCTTGGTCAGTCAACACACCAACCATAGTCAGTGAGTTCTCTGGTTCAAACGGGTCAAGGTGCATCTTGCCATCACGTTTAGTAACGGTGTTCTCTACGTCTAGTGTTACCTTCATCCTTCATACCTCGCTGTCTTGTAGTCTAACTCTACGTTGACCATACCATGCCAGCCATTCAATTTGTTCTTCACGATATTGATATGCCGCATTGGGCTGTCTTCTTCCTGCCCTTCTACTGTAGCGGCCTTACCAATCAGTATCATAAGGTCAGCCTCTGCTGCCTTACCTGTACGTGAACCTTCCATCATGGACTGGTTAAGTGTTGTACGTCCTTCTGCCTCTGCTGATAGCTGTGACATATAGAATACAGCACAGTCATACGTCTTTGCTATCTGTCTAGCATAAATAGCACAGGCTTTCAAGGCTTCATCTGGTCTGGCGTAGCTACCTGCTACACCGAACTTATCACCCATGTCAAGTACCAGTATGTCAGGCTTGTATGCTTTACATACAGACTCAACCCACGGCATATCACGACCACCTGCATCTTTAATCTTGATGTTATTCATCACTGGTTCATATAATGCTTTGGCCTTGCCCATGTTATCTTTAATCTCACGAGCAGTCATACCAGTGGCGGCAGTCAAGTATCTTGCACCGACACGATGGGTAGGCTCTTCGTTACATAGGATAACACAGGTAGCACCCTGATGTGCAAACCCACCGGGTGATGCAATCAAGCTGGCATGAAACGATGTCTTACCAGTGTTAGGTCTAGCACCTACCTCAATAAGCTGACCACCACTCACACCCTCTACCTTACGTGTAAGGGCAGGTAAGTTGAATTGCCAACGTGCTTCCAGTTCAGCTTTAGCCATCAGTGTTTCAATGCTGATGTCATCCCACTCAATACTAAGGTTAGGCACGAAGTCATCACCGTATCTCTCAAGCAGATTGCGTAGTGACTCAAGTGTAGTAGCATCACCATTGACCATATCAAAGCCAATGTTAGCTACATCCTCACCAACTACCTGCTGGAATAGTTTGGACAGCACCTCTTGTGCAATGTCACCGCCCATTGGCTCTTCCTTCTTGACCTGTGCAAACAGGCTAGAGAAGGCTTGCTTCTGTGCTGTAGTCAGCGTTGGATTGTTGGACATGAACAGTGCCTCAATCTCGTCAGGGGTAACGGTACGTTCATACCTATCCATTGCTGTATCAATTGCCTGTTTAATCTTACGCACATCCTTACTGAACAGGCGGTCAGGACATTTAGAACCACGATGGTCATCGTAGAACGACTTGTCCATAAGGCTACGTATTAAAGATAGTTCCATGTTGTTAATCTCCTATGTGGGTTAGGTTGTGTAGGTCTGTTGGATTACGATATTTCAAATCATCTGTCAAGCGTAAGACACGAACATTATCTACATAACCTCGTAACTCTTTAGCCATAGCCAGAGTCTTTGGCAGTGCATCGGGGTCTAATGCAATTACTGCCGTTGAGAACTGTGCGAGATACCTCTTGTGTGATTCGGACAAAGACGTACCCAACACGGCAACCCCACACCATACGTCATTACCTACAACTGCAGCACTCACACAGTCCTCAACAACTACAGCGACCTTACCATAACCATGAGTATATGGCAAGCCACTATTTCCATATCGCTTCCATTTAGGTAGGCGGTGTGTCATAGCACGACCTGTGCCATCCACAATCTTACCGTCATGCCTTACTGGAAATACGACACGTTGTTCTTTCACATCATACATAAGACCTAACTCTTCTGCGTCAAGGTCATACAATTCACTAGCCCACTCTGCCACATCAAAGTTATATGGCACAATGTATTCCGGCAGGGTGAATGTTTCCTGCGATGCGAACTCTTCAGCATTACCAAAGCCAGCACGTATGTCATCAACAGATAGATGAACACGAGTACCGCCCTTGATATTACATGAAGCCTTGTAACAATTCCACACGAGAGAACCCATGTTATTGGTCACTGTAAATGTTTTATAGCCACCACAATTAGGACAATTCATTCTCTTTGTTTGTCCATTAGGTATATCTATATCACTTATAGTGTTTAATATATTATTATACATATATCACTCTCCTGTGCGGCATTTGTCTATGCTTATATCATGCATTTTACGTGTGGTCAATGCATAATTTGCACTCTCATACGTATTTTTCATGTATGGTTTAACTGACTGTGGGTTACTGTGTCCTGTAACCGACATGATTTGTGCCATACCGACACCAGCTTCAACCATTTCAGTTGTGCCTGTCCTACGCATATCCATTAGCCGTAGTTCCTCAGACAGCCCAGCAAGCCGCATGACTTGCCTACCTGCTTTGGACAGTCTCTCTATACTGTAAGGGTGATAAGAGCCACCAGCAGGGCGTGGACGAGGCGCAACATACTGTTGAAAGCCAAAGTCATCATGCTGTTGCTGTAGCATAGCGCACAGGTCATCTGATATAGGCAGTGTAACCTCTGCTCTACGCTTGCTCTGCTCAAGATACAGCTTCTGCTCATCAAAGTCTATCATATCCCATGTGAGCATACGCATATCACCCAATCGCTGACACCACTCATACGCCATGTGAACAATCAGACCTATGCTCCTGTAATCAAACTCACTGTAGCACACATCAAGGAACTTCCTGATGTCATCCTCTGACCATACAACCTTGCGTTGTTTAGGTGTCTTACGCTTGATGTTGGCAAACGGATTGATGGTTGTGTATTCCATCTCCATTGCATACCTATACACTATAGATGCCACTGTGCATACGTGATTGGCAAGAGAGATACCACGCTTGACCCATTCTTCATATGCGTGTTTGGCTTGCTTGCTAGTCACATCATCGTATGCCACATCACCAAACTCGTCAGTCAGTATGCTAAGAAAGTATTTATAGTCCTTCTGACTACGCTCTCTTAACATACTGAAATCATTAGAAGAATAGTATGTCAATACTAAATCTTCAACAGTCTTCATGCTGCAATCAACTCCTTAAACTGCTTGCTTTCAATCCACTGTGACACCTTGTTCTCACGTTGGAACATAGACACAGCACCCGTATCCTTGCCAGTGTTACGCAGGTTAAACCCATTGCGTTCATCAGCATGGCTAGAATAGTTAGTGAAGGCAGAGTATAATGCCCACACATTCTGACCACGAACACTCGCCTCTTGATTGTATAAGCTAAACATCTTCTCTGCCATGCGGTCAGACTTTAGCAGTGACTCAAGCATAGCTTTGACATCACCCACATACAGAGGCTTGTTAGCCCAGCCTTGCAGACGCTCTGACTGTGCATAGAAAGACTGTGTAGCTTCACGCAGGTCACGAATGAACCTGTCCATTGTGAAGTTAGCAGTGTTCTTCCTACGTATCTTGTCATGCTCACCACGTATCATGCCATTGGTGCAGAAGAAATCAATAGCACCAAAGAATGTCTGGTTAGAACAGCTACCATCAATACCATGCAGGGCAATGATACGCTGTGCAATGGTAGTGCTGTGCTTGTCTGTCTCAATACGAGCAGTCACATTAGGCAGTGTCATATCAAGCATAGCCCATGCGTTCTGTTTGGCAGTGCGCCACTTCATGTTCATGTCTTCACACTCAGCCTCACCCAGATGTTCAGTGACTGTGTTATGCACACCTTCAAAGAACTCTGTGTGTGATGCACACTGGAATGTGTCACCAACGACACCGATATATTCACCTGTGTCACCATTGATTACATACTTCTTGTCCTTCACCTTAGTAGGCTCAAACTCTACAGCAAAGTCAAGGTTCTCAGGAATCATGTCCTGCATTGGAATATCAAACGGCATATCAAATCTCCTTCTGTTTGTTAAATGTCAACTGATAGTTAGTTATATAGCTTACCCTATACATTATACCATTACCCGAAGATTTCTTCAAGCTATAAATAATATGTATATGGCTAGTCCAGATAAGACCCACATTTCAATCATGCTCCTACTCCTGCTACTATTAATGTTACCAATAAACTTCCTATTACAAATCCAAGTACAGCTTCCATTACTTTACGTCCATATTAAACAGCCTACGCACCGTCTCTGCGGCATCATACAGTTCGTTGAAGTCATCACAGTATATGTAACGCACACCGCCACCATGTAATGCCTCGCAGGACACAGACAGTGCATACTTGTTCAAGTTCTGCAATGCTTTGAGCATTTCAGGTGAAAGCTGGTCAACGATAGCTTGCCTAGCGTCCATCTCTTTCTTCTGTACCTTTGCCCAGTATGCAATGCGTTCATCATTTGTCATGTTCTCTATTTTCTTTTTGCTCATGCTACTTCTCCTTTCATCCAGTGTGGTGCAGTCCTGCCACCTTTATCCCATCGTGCAAATGCAGCCTTGTCTACTTTGTAGAACGCACGATACGCTTCGATAGGCCACAACTCATCTGTCTTCAGGTGGTCAAGTCCACTGAAACATTGTGGGTGTGGTGTAAGCTGTCCGTCAGGTATCAAGTGACGTGCCGCTAGTATGTGCTGTGGCCTTGCATCCTTGTTAGTTGTACTAGGATTACCTGCACCATGCCACTTGCCATACCTGTGATGGTACTCGCAGAGCATTGATGTGTACAGGTTGAAAGCAAACACAAAGTTTGCCCTAGTCTCCATTGCCCACAGAGTACATGGGTGCTTCTGATGCACAGGCTTGTACAACTCATGCCCCTCTGCATACTCAGGTGCATGATGCCAGATGGCAGTGCATAGCATCTGTGCCTCTTCCAGTGGCATCTTCACAATGTGTTTGTCACACAGTGACTTGGCGATTGCATCAGGGTGATGCTCAATTAGAAATCTATTCATCGTCCATTACCTCATATGTTGTGAACTCTGCTAATCCCTCACGCCAATCTGTCTCGTCATAATTCATCCACTCGTCTGACCTATCACGGTTTAGTTCCTCTAGTATCATAGGCAGTGTCATGTTATAAACAGACCCATCCTCTACATCACGAATTTTATATAGCTTATTCATCTGTTTTCTCCCATATAGCTTTCATCTTGGTATTGAAGTCGTGAAAGTTTGCATCTTCCATTGCATAAAACATTGTGCGGAATATCTGCTCACCGTCATGCTCAAAGTATTGAGCGATTAACAAGCCCAGTGCCTCATCATCTGATGCATTGTAGCCATCCACAAAGGCTGTATTCTTTTTGTCTTGTATGAGTTGTTTAAGTGTCATCTGTTTTCTCCTCACGTTTTATCTCGTTGCTACACACATAGCATACCAGCTTATGTGCATATAGCAACCATTCTTTGGGTATGTGCATTGTGTTCTTGCAATGCTGGCAGATGTGTTTAACTGTTGTCATCATCTTCCAATATCTCAATATCTGCATTACCCCAATCAGCACATTCAAAAGCAATCATCAGTGCTTCATCCTCGTCTGCCGCCTCAGTGTTCACCTCTATAGTGAATATTACTTTATATTGTCTCATCTTCAGCCTCCTTCGGCTCGGTCAACAAGCTGGCAACTTCATCGGTGACGGTTGCAATCTGGTCAAACACTTCATCGGTAGGCCAATACTCAAAAGGCTGCCATGCGTGTTCTTCAAAAAACTCATCAAGCGCATCGTCAGACATCTCATGCCAGTTATCAGGCAGTCGCTCTCTCAGGTAATGCGCTGACATTCTGGCAAATAACTTACGCCATTTATCGCTGTCTCTATCAAGGTATTTAACTTGTGCCATTATTCATTCTCCTCTTCTGACAAGTAACCTTTCAGCCTACCCTCTGGGTCATCAAGGTACTGAAACAATTCTTCTATGGCAGTGTAATCGCCACAATCTGCATCCAGTTTGATTTGCTCAACCACGTCAACAATCAGACTTAAATCCAAATTAGTCATTCTCATTCTCCTCTTTTGGATACCATACATCTACATCACTACCACACTTTGGACAGTGTAAGCAAGTCCTCATGCTGTAGAAATCTTCCTCGTCTGATACGTCATGGTCAACACCCCATATCAGTTCTGTTTTACAATGCCAGCAATTCATTACCACAATCTCCGCCATTCATCTGTTTGAGTATGTGCCACACTTTCTTCATCACGCCATATCTCATAGGCAGTGCAGTGCCACTTGTCCTCATCTTCGCTGTACCAGAAGTTCAGGTCATAGTCAGCATACTCACAATGCTCCCCTGCATACAGAGGCACATCATTTATCTGTTGCCAGTCCTCGTCTGTCGCACCACCCTCTAGCACATCATGAAGTATCATGTATGATTGTGATAGCAAGTAGCCATGTGCAAACTCTGGTATGTGTAGTGTGTCAGTCATTGTCTACAATCTCCAATTTCGTTTCAACTTCTTCATGGTCTGTTTCCCAGTGAACGCACTCCCAATAAAACTGGTCATCCAAGTGAGGATTGTCTTTGTATGATTTTATTACGTCTGGGGAAAGACCAGTGCAGTCCATTACATATGTCTCAGTGATTTGCAATATTCTCTTTGCCTTCAAGATTAGTTTGCTGTTGTCACGCATTTGCTTCTGCCCTTTCTTCTTCTAGCATCTCACTGATGCCAAACTCCTCATCAAGTTCTGGGTATTCAGTGATAACTTTCTCTACATCATCAACGCAGTAAGCATTGTCATTAGTGTATTCACCGATATACATCCAGCCTTCATCAAGGTAACGAGCAGTGACCTCAAATCCCATGTCTATCAGCTTGTCAAAGACAGGGACAGGTGGCGACCATGCTGTGTTGAAGTATAGCTGTAGTGTGTTCGCATCAATGCGGTCACAGTGTGCATCATAGATGTCCCACTTGGTTCCCCAATTTTCAACTCGCCATGAATACCAGCCAGTCGTGCCATTCTCATCGAATCCTGCCGTGCCTTCAAGTTCCTCTGGCATGGGGATTAGTGTCTGGCACAGTGGCGTGTCATCTGTGTTCATGATGTTGTAAATCATGTCAATCTGCTGGCTGTCAGCGTGTGACAGGATTACTCTGTTGTCTGTATGGTTAGGCATTTTCATGCTCCTTTGCTGTTGTTGATTCACTCTCATACTTATAGAACAATTCTTTCACAGTGTCAATACTTATCTTGAACCATTCATTGCGCCTCTCATCTGCCAGCTTTTGAACAGTCTTGTGCATCAAGTTCTCTGTCTTTCTCTTATTGTCTGTCTGTATTGTGCAGACAATCTTGTAGTCACGATAGGGTGAACCAGTCTGGTATCCATTCAGCCTGTCCTCTGCAATAGAGGCACACCCTATCTTCACCCAATCGGGCCAAGCTGGATTGACAATGGCATACACCTCGCCCTTTGGCACACTGTCAATCTTGTCAT